TTTACGGTAAGGCCTTACCATGAGATGATGCTCTCACTGAAGCAAATAACCACTTAGGGGAAGCAAGATGACTAAATTCCAAATGACCATGAAAGCAGAAAAAAACATAGCTAAGCTTTTGGGTAAAGATCGCGTTATGGTTGATTTTCAAGAATCGCAAATGATTGGTAATTCATTCTTCATGATCAAGGCTGATGGCCGTTGGTTTGATTGTGACCTTGATGGTTCAGCAGTATTGGCGGAGTAGGGAGAATAAAAATGGCTAAATCAGTACAAACTTACTCAGGCTATGACTCTTGCGGTAGACCGCTTTGCTTAGCTAAGCGTGCCGATGGTGTATGGTTTCATCGTCGTATGGAGCAAACTGGATACGGCTATCAGTGGACAAAATGGCAAGAACACGAAGCACCAACTCATCCAAAAAAAATAAAGTGCATGACAGAGTGTGCATACGCTCCGGATTACATTGATATTCCAGAATGTGACCGCGAAAATTATGCTGAATGGGGATTTTCTATTTTGAAGCTAGGCGGTAACGAAGGATTAAGACTTCCAAATCAATAGGTGATTTTATGATGTACAGAGGATATTGGATAGGGCAAACCCCAGAAGATGGGAGTTATGAAATTTATTGGAACCACTCTCTTGTAGAGGGAGGTTTCGAAACTGAAGACGAAGCGCGAGAATATCTTGATAAAATGGAGCAGTAATGAAATTCACAAGAGCAGAAATAACCGCAAGAAGCGAGGCCAAGAAGTGTGAAGCTGGAAAGATTTTAAAGCGCCACTGGATACCTAATAAACCTGAAGCCATTGCAGAGCTTAAGCGTCAGGCAACTTTAATCAACAAACAATACGGTGACCTATGAACATACAACCACTACCGCCGATACACAGAGTAACCGCTCAGACTTCAAACTATGAGCGCCGTATGATGTTCGGCCAGACTTATGAGCGCTGCCTGCCTCATTTCGATTGGCGTGTTGTTAAGAAATGATTTTTAGGTCTAGCCAGCAGACCCCCTCGGGATAGCGCTGGACGCGTCGAGACGGTTAATGATGCGTAGAAAACAATACCGCCAGCATGGCGATTAACCCTGCCTAGTACAGGCGCTCCAGTTGAGAGGCCATGCGGACTGATGGAAAGACATCATTTTATTAACGTTGTTAAATAATGGGGAATGATATGGATCAATATTTTGTAATTGTTTTTGAGGATGGGTATAGCAAACTATCCAAAGTTTTTGGTGATGATGTAAAGCAAGGCTTTGATAACGGGGTTGTAGAAAACGTTTTTCATGTAACTGACCCAAGATTTACCGCAAGGTGGAATGGGGAAGAGTTTGAAGATTTAGACAAAATGAAATAGAAAATTAATGATGCGGTGGATATGAAAAAGCGTAATATTGTTAGGCACAAAATAGTTAGTGTTGAAAGCGAACAAGAGCTTGAAATGGTTAAAGCTGGACTGAATTGGTGGGAGCGTTCAATTAAGCTTAATCGCAACGTTGGTGAGTTTAGACCGTTATTTTTAGATAGCTATCCAAGAAAAGCAGTTTAACACTTAATAATCCAGATCAGAATCCGGTCTCGCTCCAGAGCCAACAGAGGAAACATGAAAGATATAGAGTATGTAAAGCCAGAACTACCCCTTATGGACGTTGAAGAAATTCCGCTAGACCCATGGGAACGAAGGCTAGCAAAGCAAGTAAATCAAGATGGGCATGTTCATATATTCGATGAGCGTGTTAAAATAGTCGACAAGATAGACGTCTGGGATATTAAATAGTTTAGAGAGTCCTACGATTAAGCTCTGCCCATTGCGCGCAATTGGGTTAACAGTGGGATAAAAGGCCATCTTAACCGGTGGCCTTTTCTTTGATGATAGACATAACCACCCATAGCATATAAAATTGCATAAACTGTTATGCGGGTTATGAATAGATGCTTAAGCGCCACTTTGTTGCATTAGCAATCACTCTCCTAATATATTATCTCCCATCTCTGGGTTATTATGTAGCAGACAAATATCTGTGGCTACATAACGCACTATTATCCGTCATGTACATTGCACTGATTTATAACTTCGCAAAGATTAGGTTGATGCCGCTACTTATCGCGGTTGAGACGATGGCAGTTATAACAACCTTTGCAGCATGTTTCCAATTCGATGTTTTGCAAACAAAGGGAATCTTCTACAGCAACTATGAGCAGATAATCAACGCCTGTTACATCGCCGAATTAATCATTATCGGGGTAGGAATTCTGAATGGAGGAAGCCTTAAGAGTATTAACCGTTTATGGCTCTCTCTTTTTAGTAGGGATACACACAATCATCGCTCTATGGTTTCTTGGGAAAAGCTTGTATGAACGACTCAAGTCACGCCGTACAGGCGATGAACGACGCAGCAGCGACAAAGGCAAATAGCCTTGTTAATGGCGCAACGGCAGGAGGATTAGCATACTCAGCGGCAAAGCCAGAATCATTCGGCGGCCCACTCTCTCAAATAGCAATAGGCCCATTTAGCTGGCTAGACATATTCCAGATCATTGCAGCAATGTGGATCACCATTCAAATTCTTAAAGTAATCGTTCCCTTAATCATCAACATAGTGAGATACACCATGCCTAGCAAACCAAAGAAGCCAAGCTCAACACAAAGCACAGAAGTAAAAGTAAAGAAGCCTACTAAAACCAAGCCAGTGGCGTAAACGATTATGCCAGGCATTGGAATGGGTATAGGTATCGGCATGAACCAATACATGCCTGGCGGTAGCGCTCCATCTCCATCATGGGCGCAATGGATGTTCGCCACTCAGTGGAATATCGTAAACAACATCAAAGAGGCTCAAGGCCGCGCAGGCTACATAAGCCGATACAGACACAAGACTGGGGCAAAGCCGCTTAAGAAGCTCAAGTTCGGCATTCACCACTATCACGTAGGCTCAAGCTCAACAGGCTTAGCAACTTCACCAGGTAACGATCTCCCCATTCTTGACATGTCGATGGAGTACAACGGCGTCACATACCCGGTGCTATTCTCTGGCTCAAGATCAGGAAGAATCCTAAATGGTACTAACGGCTGGTCGGATGAGATAGATATACCCGCAACACTGGGAATTTCTGAATTGCCGGTTGGCTCAATCTTTTACACTAAATTTCGTGTAGAGCTGGACTCTAGTGCTCACGGGATCCCTGCTGCTGCTCCTCGTGGGACATCGCTATACGCTGGGCAGCAAATCATGTTCTATGACCCGTTCTATGTGGCAATGGGATCAACTGACACTCCTGGCGTATATACGTGGACTTATCAAAACAGCGGATCGGTATCTAACACAGCAAGCCGTACTAGTGGCATGTGCCCTTATGTATTGGGCGTGCACACCGATGAGCCTGACATCTGGAACGCGTTTGGCGATTCGATGACCGCAAATACGGGCGACACTGGCCCAGGGTGGTTTGTTCGCGCCCTCGACGCAATGCCGACACCAGGAGCTGGCTGGAACTTCTCTGTTCACGGTAGCACAGGAAGGGCGGGAATGGATGACTCAAGAATCCTTGAGCTATACCCATACGTAAACAAGGCTATTGGGTTCAAAGGTGCTAACGACTTCTCAACCGGCGGAACAAGTATCACGGCGCAAGCTATGCTTGACCGCATGTTGCTGTGGAGAACAAAGGCATTAGCAGCTAATCCGAATATAGATACGTTCCTGATTTGCAAGACATGCCCAAGAACCAACTCTACAAACGGTTGGATAGACGAGGTCAACCAAACTCCTTTACCGAACTGGGATAATCCAGCAGGATTCCCACTTGTGTACAATGATCTATTGGCGGGTTCTGCATTTGACGGAGTTGTGCCATTTGATTCAATACGCGGCTTGGTGAGTGTTTATAACTTCCTGCCCAATACGGCATACGACACAACCCACATAAACCAAGCTGGTAATATTTTACAAGGCGCAGAAGCATCGCCAATCATGCAATCATTTATGTTCAGATAGCAGACAGTATTAACATTGTGCTAAAATACGCACAACAAATTAACGTTATAAAGTAACAGGTGATATATGTTTGAGCCATTTGTACCGTCCAAATACATTCCTATCACTCCAAGCGACACGGCCAATCTACCATCTTCTGTCTATGGGTTGCTGGCGGATACTACAGGGACGGTTAAAGTTGGCTTTGATGATGGCACTTTTGACACCCTGCCTATCATTGCTGGTATTGTTCTGGCGGGCGAGTTTGTTAAAGTGTATGCAACTCCTGCTCCTCCAGTTCTTCACGGTGTATTAGCGTGATAGTCAAAAAAGCAGATCGCTATGTTGTAATGGATACTGAGACAAAAGAAGTATTCTCAGAGCATCCATTCGACGATAACCGCAAGAGCATTGAAGCAGCAGAGAAAGCTGCAAGAGAATCAAATCAAGTGTGGAAGTCAACAAAGGTAGATCAAGATGAAAGCTCCAGTGAAGAAACCAATGCCTAAGCCGAAAGGTAAGGGTAAAGGTAAAGACAAGTGCTAAAGAATATCCCTGCTTACGCGGGGATTTTTATGTGTTAAAATTACGTAAACACGGCAAGAACACGGGATGATATGGCTAAATTCACATCTGAGAACCAGCCTGAGAAGAAAGGTAGCCAATGGTTCAGGACTAAGCTTATAGATGGTCTTAAGCGTAGGGCGATGTCAGAGGATCAGTTCATTGATTTGCTGATTGATAAGGCTGTGAATGATGGCGGAGTATTCTTGACAGAACTAATGAAGCGTTACTCGCCTCCACACAAGCCGACAATGGAGCCTATCATTATTGATAATTGGCCAAAAGATGGGACTGCTGCGCAAAAGTCTGATGCGGTATTGGATGCGATGGCAGAAGGAATAATTCCTTTTGATCTAGGCGCTGCAATGATAGAGGCTATTAGTAAGTCGCTAGGAATCGAAGAGACCACTGATTTTATGCAGAGAGTTATTAGGCTTGAGGAATTGATAAATGGAAAAAATTGAATTCGATAGTGTAGAAAGCGTTAACCTATTTGTTAATGAAGGGCATTATCTTCCTGTCGGCACAGATTTTAGAATTGGTAAGAATCCAAATTTGTTTACGATTATTGCCAAAGTAGGTTCTGGCTGCATAACTATTGCTCCAAAGCTTCGCGCACTTGATGAACCAAAAAAGAAAAAGGAAAAAGCTAAGCTGTTACCTAAAAACTCTCTTACCGCATTCGGTCGAAGCAAAGTAAACATCTATGGGTAAGAAGCTATCCGCCGCGATAATAGCTTCACTTGAGGAAAGAATAGCTGCTAACACCGGCGAGCGTCACTCTACTGTGTTCGGCATAGTCTCAATGGATGGATCACTGCTTCGATCTGTTGAGTGCATAGATGGTAGATGGGTAGAGACAAACAAAGAGCCGCAAACCTATCTTGCTGAGAAAATGGAGAGGGTTCTTAAGTCCACCAAGCGGTTTGTAATCATCATTGGCGGAAGGGGTTCAGGAAAATCGGTTCAGGCTGTTGATATTGCATTGCACCGCATAGCTGATTTTGGTCATAAGGTTTACGGCCTTAGAGAGTACCAAGAATCAATCGAGGATTCGGTTCACTCCTTATTCGATGCTGAGATCAAACGCTTAGGGTACGAAGGATTTACCACTCAAAAAAACACCATATTTCATAAGTCCGGAGGCATGACAAAGTACCGCGGGTTATCAGTCAATCCAGAGTCAATTAAGTCAGCTTCCGCGTTCAATCTATTCCTGTCGGAAGAAGCCGCAAAGTATTCTGATTCATCGCTTACTCACTTAACCCCAACGGCGCGTAATGCTGCCAAGCCTGGGTTACCTAATCAAGTAATTGAATCTGAGGAAGATGACGAGCTTAAAGATGTTCAGATGTTCTTCATCGCAAACCCTCAATCCAAAGCTGATCCGTTTAGCCAAAAGTTTCTTGTGCCATTCTGGAATGACATTCTTCGAGATGGGTTCTATGAAGATGAGCTGCATCTCATTGTTAGGATTAACTACACTGACAACCCTTGGTTCATGGCGTCTGGGCTGGATGCTGAGCGACTTAATGACAAGAAGGTATTGTCCACCGCCAAATACAATCACATATGGGAGGGCGACTTCTTGGACGATGTAGAGAACTCCATTATTTCGGTCGATATGTTCAACGCCTGTATTGATGCGCACATCAAATTAGGGTTCCAGCCTACTGGTGCTGTTGTGGTTTCATATGACCCGTCCGATGAAGGTCCTGACGATAAGGGCCTAACAGTAAGGCAGGGATCTGTCATTCTAGACGTTAAGACTATTCGTGGTGTAGATGCATTCATAGGCACTAGAATGGCCTGCCATGAAGCAAGAGAGCTTAAGGCAGACCACTTTGTTTGGGATGGTGACGGAATGGGACTCCTTCTTCGCAATGAGGTCACAAACAATCTTGCAGGACTAAAGATCCAAACAAATATGTTTCGTGGCTCTGGCTCTGTAGAGCATCCAGATGCAGTCTATGACTGGACTAGTAAAGGAATGGGCACAAGAAACAATAAAACCAATAAAGAGACATTCAACAACAAGAAGTCGCAATTCAATATTAGGCTTCGTGATCGTGTTTACAATACATGGCGAGCTGTTACTTTTGGCGAGTATAAAGACCCAGACGATTTAATTAGTTTCTCATCATCAATTAAAGAGATTGACGTTCTTAGGTCTGAGACGTGCCGGATTCCGTTGGTATCAAACAACAATGGCAAAATCCAAGTTATGTCCAAAAAAGACATGAAAGAAAAGCTAAAACTACCATCTCCAAACATGCACGATTCAGTAGTGATGAGCCTTGACATTCCTGATACAATAGCGCTCAACACACCTGTTCACAGGCCGAGACCAATCAAGAGGCTTCCACAAAGATGAATCTGGAATTTGAAGAACTCCAAGAGATGCACGAAGCAGCCCGAAATTACAACTCGGAACGCAGACAGGAAGCCCAAGACGAACTCTATTTCTATTGGATAAGCCATTACAATGATGAGTGGCGTCAAGCGCTGCCATTGCGATTCCAAGGTCAATTTGATCAGCTAAGAAAGTCAGGGCGTAAGATCATTGGCGACCTCACTGCAAACCCTATTCAGGCAGACTTTCAGCCTATCGATGATACCCCCACGGATCTGGGTGAGTTCATCAACAAACTTTACAGAACCGATTGCCGTAAGAATGATTCACGCGAGGCCTTCCATAATGCTATCAACGAATGTATTCCTTGCGGTGTTGGAGGCTGGAGACTTGGCACTGATTACGAAACTGATTTAGTCGGTGACACAAAGCAGATCATCACGCGCACTCCAATCTACGAATTCAACGCAACAGTATTCTTTGACCCATCTGCAAAGCGACTGGACAAATCTGATGCCGATTGGGTAGAAGTAATTACAGCTTACAGCCAAGATGCTTACAAGAAGCTACGGAAAGATCTTAAGTCTGATTACGATGAAGACGACGATTGTGATTATGAGTCCGGCTATATGCCAATCACGTCCAATGCTGGATTATGGCAAGGTGACGCCAATCAAGTGTTTGTGATCGAGCACTTCCACCGCTACAAAAAGAAAGTGACTGTTCGCTACTTCAAAGATCTATTTGGGGAGCCAACTGCATTCTATGATGACCAGGTTAAAGACAACCTCGCAGAGCTTAAAGCCGCTGGATACGTTGAGACTGGTAAGAAGATCATCAAGCGCTGGGCAGTGAAGAAATACATCTGCTCTGGGGAAGGGTTTCTTAATGGCGATAAAGGCGAGGATATCGCAGGAACCGAGCTTCCCATTGTTCCATTCTACGGAGAGCGCGCATACGTTGATGGTGTAGAGCATTACGAAGGTATTACTCGTTTGGCTCAAGACCCACAACGCTTGAGAAACTTCCAATTAAGCTACTTAGCTGACATTGTGTCTACTAGCCCAAGACCTAAGCCTATCTTCATGCAAGAGCAGATAGCAGGCTTTGAGGATATGTATGAGGAGAATGGTGCAGATAACAACTACGCATATTACCTTCAAAGAAGACTTGATGATCAAGGCCAGCCGTTACCATTAGGTCCTGTTGGTGTAATGCCTGAACAGCCTATTCCTTCTGCGTTGATCGCTTCTATCCAGCTGATGAGCGAAGCAACCAATGACGTAGCGCAATCCGGTGCTCCAAACTCTATTGAGGATGTGAGCCTATCTGGCAATGCCGTAAGTCAGATCCGCGCAATGATGGACGAACAATCAATTACTTACCGCGAGCACTATAAGTACGCTATTCGTCGGGATGCTGAGATATTTGTGGGAATGGTTCCTGATGTTATCGATACTCCGAGAAAAGTTGTATTGACCGCTCAAGATGGTAGTCGTGAAGAAGCCTTTGTCATGCAATCCACAATCGATTTGGAGACCGGCGAGCATAAGGTGATGAATGACCTGCGCACCGCTAAGTTTGATGTGTTTGCAGAGATTGGCACAGCTTACGAAAGCCAGAAGCAGCAAGAGCGTCAAGAGCTTACCCAGTTGCTTCAATCAACACCCCCAGATCACCCTGTCTACTCTGGGCTTCTGTTTAAATACCTTGCGCTTAGCGATGGGCCTGACAGCAAAGATCTTAAAGAATACGCCAAGAAGCAACTTATCCTATCTGGGTTTAAAGAGCCTGAGACTGATGAAGAGAAAGCTATTCTTGAGCAAGCACAACAACAATCTCAAGCGCCTGATGCAAACATGGTATTGGCTCAAGCTGAGATGGAGAAGGCCAAGCAGGATGGGGTTAAGAACGAGATTGATATGTTCAAAGCTGAGACTGATAGATTTGCAGTGCAGGTTAAAGCTCAAGAGGTTGGCGCTAACATCGACTTTAAAGAAGTTCAGAAGTTAGGGCAACAAATTGACAATATGCAGAAGCTTAGGAATCCACCGAAGTCGAATCATGAGGTCGGTTTTCCTCAAGCCATGGCTTAATAGAATCGCACGTCAAAAAGTAATCAAAATATATGGATGGGAACAATAAATACCCATCCTTTTTTAATCTCAATCTTGGTTTGGTAAAGAATAGTGGTGACGCCATCACTTTTTCTCCTCAAATACTGGATCAATCGGTGTTTCAGTGAAAAACTCAATAGTGCTATCTGTAACAATGCACTCAACACCTTTAAAAGCCCTTCTCTCTCTTGCGGTAAGCTCAAACACTTTGTCTGGGTATCTATCATGGTTAATCACTACAGTCTCGCCCTTATCGGCTGCGCGGTAGGCTTGAGCTGGTTTCTTTGCTAGTGATTCGGCTGTGATCTTCATTTCAGTATGGCTACCCAAAAAATAGAAAATAAACTTCCCCAAATGAGAAGATCCAGAATGGTTAGGGATTCTTTTTTTACTGAATTCGGAATCTCATTCCTTACCTTGTCAATCTCGGATTTTAAATACTTAATGTCCGCCTTAAGCGCCCCAATGTAGGCATAAATATCATCATCTGTGATTTTCATTTAATCACCCACACAATCAAAAATGTTAGGCAGGTTATCCAAAACACTGCGTCGATGAAATCAAATACAACGTTCTTGCTTTTCATAACTCTCTCCACGTTGTCCACTCTCTCCATTGTAAGCGCTCTAATCATCCTGTCAAGCAAACTGCTATAAAATAACATTACTCGGCGGAGGTCATACGCAAAACCTACCAGAGGTTATCTGGGTTTAATCGTTTCATAGCGAGCATAAATTATGAGTGATGTACAAAGTTTGGCTGATTTAAAAGCCCTAGCAGAAGCAGAGGACAACCCGAATCCAAAGGCCACGGCAGAAGTTGTTGAAGCAGAGGAGTTAGAGGAACCCGAAGATGAGCAAGCTGACACTGAAGAGCAATCCGAGGATGAAGGCGAGCCAGAAGCGGAAGCCAAAGACGAAACTGAAGATTGGGCAAAGCCAGACGGTGCTGTACCTGTAAGAACCCATGTTGAGATGAAGCATAAGCTGAAAGGCAAGCTTCATGAAGCAGAGAATGAGAACGCAGAGCTTAAGGCTCGCTTAGCAGCTTATGAGAGTGGGCAGGCTGTAGTAAATACTCAGAATGAGCCAGAGCTCAAAAAGCCAAGCCGAAGCGATCCAGATATTGATTATGACGAAGAGATTTATGAGCAAAAATTAGCTGACTATCTTGAGGCTAAGGTTGTTCATAACATGGCTAGTCGTGACAGAAAGCAAGCTTCTCATGCTCAGCAAACCCAGCAGGAGCAACAGGTGCGGGGTGAGGTAGATAAACACTATGAACGTGCAGCGGAATTGGTATCAAGTGGGAAAATAACTGCCGAGAACTATCAGGCAGCTGATCATATTGTAAGAAAGGCAATGGCTAATTCTCTACCGGGAATGGGTGAAATTGTTCTTGATAACATGATCGCAGATTTGGGCCCCGGCTCAGAGAAAGTTATTTACCATCTTGGCGTTAATCCAGCGGCATTATCTGAGTATTTGAACAAGTTAAAGAATAGCCCAACGGGATTCGCAGCCGCGTCATATCTTGGAAAGCTTGCCGACAAGTTCAACTCATCTCAGATTAATAAACTCAGTAACGCCCCAAAGCCTGACACACCGCTCAAGGGCACGGCTAGCGTAGCGTCTGCAAGCGCAAAGAGCGCATATCTGAAGGCTGAGAAAGCTGGAGATATCAGCGCTATGCTAGCGGCCAAGCGAACGGCCAAGGCGAAGGGCCAAGACACTTCTAAATGGTAGGTAAAATATTATGGCAGCTTTAACTAGTCAGAAGATCGCAGTAGCTCTTATGGAGAATGCGATTGAAACATTTCAATCCCAACAAGGTTTCTTGCCTTATGTTGAGTTAATCGACGGAGTTAGTCCAGCGGGGCTTCAAAACTCCAACAACGTTGTATGGCGCGCCGTACAGCAACATGCACCAGATATTTCTGGCTGGGACGTTACCGGTCTTGAAACTGGCATTATCCAAGAGTCTTACCCAGCATATCTCGGCACTCCATCGAACGATATTATCGAGATGCGTGTCGATGACTTCCGTGATCTCTCATACTGGAAGAAACGTGGTCAAGAGGCTGGACGTAAGCGCGCCTCTGTTTTAAACACTGCAATCATCAACAGCATCAAAAACACTGGATCACTTGCATACCGTGCAAACCCAACCAGCGGTTTTGATTTTGTTGCTCAAGCGCAGGCTCAATTGAATAAGCGTCAAGTAAATAAGGCAGATCGTTATTTTGCCTTGACTGACACACAAAACTTCGTGTTCGGCAAAGACTTGGCTAGTCGTCAAACCTTGCAGACTGGTAATC